TTAGCTAATTTTTCGCTTATCTGTTCTTACTCTCTCCCATTCAATTCTGCCTTCTTCACGCCGCTGGTCTATATACTCAGCAAGATCCTGAATGTTGATGCAGCGCTTTGCTTTCTGCGATGTTCCTACACGATAAGTTGGGATAGGTAACTGACAGGCATTTGCTTTCGCTTCTGCTGTGTTAGGGCTCATACCGAAATACTTTTGGCATACCGCTGACAGCTCGATGTTAGGCGTGTTGAACTCAGCCATAAGTAAAAACAAAGTATTCATAGACGTTCTCCATACAACCTGGCTGCACCCAGGGGAAATTACAGGTCGCTGCTGGTGGCCGGAATCAACTTCTGCCAGATCGCGGACACGTATTTTGCTTGATGTCGCGCATCGGCCAGTGCGTTATGTGCAACCCCATCGAATGGCATATCTCGCTTTGGATCGAAACCCACCACTCTGCCTAATGTGACGATGGTTCTGACGTCGTGATCGTTCCAAAATTGCCACGGGCAAACCTGGCCGGCGCGCTCATATGCGCCGCGCAATATAACGTTGTCGAAAGTAGCTCCATTGCCCCAAACTTTTAAATATTTTGGGTTATCAGAATGCCGATTAATGAAATGGCTCAGTTCAGATAGGGCAGACGATATCGGCATCGCATCATCAACACAGATTGCTGATCGTGCTTCTGAGCTTTGTCCTAACCACCACAGAATAGTGTCACCATCCGGCACCGCTCCCTGCTCCATAGCGCTTTCAAGGTTAACGGCGGTGTAAAACTCCTGACCCAATTCACCGCTTTGCGGATCGAAGAATACGGCACCAATGGAGACGATAGGGGCATTCGGTTTTTTGCCCATGGATTCAAGGTCGATCATTAAGTTGTTCACGTTAAATATTCTCCTGTTTTGGTGCTGCTTTAATCATTGCTGCCCAGCACAACTCAGCCCGGCGCGCCGCCTGGCGGCATCCACTCAATGCTTCGTATTCCTTCCACTCTTTTTCATCGCTGAAATGCGGATCTGGAACCGATTCGAAGCCGTTAATAATCATGTCCTCGGTCGGAACGATAGGAACCAGTACGTAACCATCCGGAGTAACCGGAGAGTTGCCCGAGATTGATTCCTGCAATCGTTCCAGCCTCACGTATTCCTGTACGCAGGCGCCTGAGTAATTATTAAGCCATATAGCAGCCTTTTCTGGTTCTGGCGTATACGTAACTACGTCGCCCGGCTTCCAGCATAGTGCGTACAAGTCGGCGACTGGTTTAAATTGGGTTTCAGCAAACTTGCAAGCCTGGAGCATGCTTTCTTCGAATTCTGCGACCTGTGGGTCTACTGGCGTAGATAAGTCGCGAACCGCATCGCCAGCTTGGAGCATGGCGGCGCGGCAGGCGTTCCATCCTCTGACCTCTGCGATTGCAGCTACAGCGTCTATTGCATGCATTTTCGACGCTTCTGGCATCGGCTTTTCATCTGGCAATACTGGCTCTGCGTTCCTCGATGCCAGCACCTCATCAATCACCTTCAACATATCTGCGAGAATGTAAGCTCTGTTCCCGCCGTTTGAGTACTGGGTATCATGCTGCAGGTGGTCGCGTATTTGGTGCAGGCGATCGAGTGATACAGGACCGTGCGACGGGTGGTTGTTAGTTGATTTAGAGAAATTTCCCCGTTCGTTAATTAAATTACGATGAGTACGCAATTCTCGTAATGCTGAAATTATCTGTGAGAATTTCTCGTCATGAGGCAATGGACCAGAAGAATTTACCGCTGATTTAATCAGGCTATCTAACTGCTCATTGGTTATTTTTTCCATTACCTTCTCCTTATTTCCCAAAGAACGCGTGTAACACCACCATTTCCTACCGGGTCTCGCTTATCTTTCAGTGCAACGCTTGATGCTGCCCACCCTTTTCTCGCGGGAAGTTCCTTAACCCGGACAAAACCAGCCGCGCGCAGCGATGCCCCGGATTCATCCGCTTGGGTGTAGGTTATGCAGCGCTGATAACCCATAGCCTTTGCTGCCCGCCAGATTGCTCCATAAAGAGCGCTGTTAGCGTTGCGCTCTCCAGTTGTGCAAGTACGGTTAACCTCCAGAGTAAGGCCATCATCGAAATTCCTGGCTATTGGTCTTCCTGCGGTAGCTACGCCAATCAATTCACCATCAGAATTTTTCAGACCGATACTAAATTTATGTCCTGTTGGCGGTTTGTTGTGACGGTGATGTTTCGCCACAAATTCTTTGGCAACTTTTAAGGTGATTGGTGAAATCTGCATTCACTCCCCCTTCACGCCAATGCCAGCGGCGCTCTCAAGTAATTCGTCAGCGGCCTGAATTTCAGGATGTTCGTCATAATCAGGAAGATAGCGACGGGCTACAGCTGCAAGGCTGTTTAGCACCTTACGGTGGTCTGCTACGCGCTTCTCTGCGGCTTCCAGCTTTTCACGCGCCTCCCGCATATCGTCACGCATAGCAATCGCAACTGCTTCAAGCGAATCTTTGTCGCGCTGTAGTTGGAGATTCTCATCCAGCAGCGCCAGCACTCGTTGCGCCAGCCAGCGCTTTTCTTCATCGCCATATGCGTTGTCGGCTATCTCTTTGAGACGCCCTGCTCCAATATCACCGCCATCAGCTCGGTATGCCTGTTTGTTGAGTGCTTTCATTGGGCTGCTCCCTGTCTGGCGCTATTCAATAGCTGGTTAAACATCATGGTTAAGCTGTTACTGCACCCAAACGGCATATCGTTAACACGGTATGTTGGTATGCCCTTGCGAACACCAGACTTCACGATCCGGCCGGTGCCATAGAGTTGCGATAATGCGCCAGCGACCGCGGGTGTCTTTTTGTTCATACCTTTGGCGATTTCACCGCTGGTGGTATTCGGATGAGCCTGGAGATATTCAAATACGGTCATGGCGTTTTACCTTTACGTTCCTGTTCCAGTTGCACCAGAGACTCTTTTAATGCTGCGAACGTAGCTTCCAGTCTGGTGGCGACTTCGCGCATAAGCGGTGCATGCTTTGGTGGCAATTCAGTAACGGAGGCAAAAGCCTCCGCTACGAGTTCTTTTACCTTCATGCGGCGCATTGGCGCAGCTCCACCAGTTCGTTAAAGCGATTCATGAACAGGCCATAGGCTTGACCAGGACGGAGAGGAATAACCTGAACGAGATCAGAGCAGGGAATACCTTCGAGAATTTCCCACTTCGAACCGTCATCGATTTCCAGATCACGGCGCTCGGTAGCTAACATGGTTAGATCGGCATATTTCACGACGGCAGCTTGCTCAAGCTGGATACCGAATTTAAAGCGGATAAGACCATCAATATAAGTTTCCATGCGCTGGTAGTCAGGCAGCAAGGCTTTGAGCGGGGCCGGAATATCCTGGCAATATGCCTCCGCAGCGTCGTGCATTAGCGCTTCAAAGGCGAACTCTGGCGGCACAATCTGGCTTACAAGCACAGAGTGCTGGGCCACACTGTAGAACTCTGGGAGATGCCCAGCGAATCGACAGATGTTGGAAAGAGCAGTCGCGATATCCTCAACATCGATATCGTCGATTGTGGCGGTCAGGTAGTTAAATTTTTTACCGGAAAATGTCTGAATGTAGCTCATGTCTTTCTCCATATTGGCGCGCTGCACCGCGCAGATTTTGGTTGCACGAATCCCTCGCCGGTTGGCGATAATTAATGGAATTACGCTTCAATAAATCCCCGCGGCGCCGGGGATTTAATGCAGAGCAATTAGGCTTTAAAGTTACCGATGAAAGTTTCCACTGATTCGCCTTCGAACTTGCTGATCAGCAAATCGCGGAATTCGTTGGCGATCGCTTCTTCCTGAGCTTCAAGTTGGACAATGCGCAGAACAAAGCAGGGTTCATCGCTAGTCAGCAGGCTGTTACGCAAGCTAAAGCGGCGTTCGCCCAGGCCTTCATACGGCATACATTTGAACTCGAACGCCACAGGCATTACGTCTTTGCTGCTTGCTTCAACGCTTTGCATCAGCGATTTTTTACCAGCGAAATCACCAGTTTCATGGTCCTGCTGTGTTGCTTGCTGAATAGTGATACGACGCACAGCCTGAGCCGCCTGGGAAATCTGCATCGTATTGCCATCAGCATCAAACGCCAGCAGGTAATCGCTCCAGTCTTCCAGCCATTCAGCAATTTGCTTTTGTTTCAGACGTTGACCATCGATCTGCAGTAACGCGCGGAACGGGGCGGTTTTCTTCAGGGTGATTGAAGCAACGTTATCGGCGTGACCAGGATTATCCAGGGTGCCGATGTTGAACACTGAACGGGCGGTCATGTTGTCAGCGTCAATGAAGCAACGAGCTGGTTCACTGTCGCTGGCGTAACCTTTAGAATAACGTGCGAAGTCGTCAATACTGGTTGTGGTCATTTCGCCACGAAAGCGGAAACGTTCCAGAGAAAAGCGCTCGAGGCTTTCAACGCCAGTACCCTCTGGCAGTAATGCGGTCGGGCAAGCCAGGCCATGAATATCATTCAGGTGATAACCGGAAAGAACCAGGTCTTTGACCTGCTTGAAGGTACCGCTGTCTAACTGAGACATAAAAATTCCTTATTAACTGATGATCAAAGTGGTATCAGTGAGTTTGTTGTTGCGGATCACTGAGCCGCTTTAAGCTTTCCATCCACCGCGCCAGTGATCCCGAACAGCTGACCCTGATCTTCCTGCAGGATGGTGAGCTTCCCGCCTTTGTTGACCCACATCGGGGTTTCGGTTGTGTCCTCTTCGGAGGCTTTACCACGCGGTGTTGGGGTGCTGTAGTTCAGCTTGTGCTTGATCTTGACGCGCTTCTCTTCAACGGAATTACCCATGCGCTCAAAATCAAAGGTGAGGACTACTTTGCCTTTGTTGCCGTTGTTCAGAACGCCAAGCGCGGTGGTGTTAAGTGCTGCCGCGATTTTGTTCATGAACACGCCGGCATCCAGTTCGCCAAGAAAATCTGGCACTACGGTCATGCGGTCATTACTCATGGTTTTACCCTCGTTAAGGCGGCTGCCACCGCCGAACTTTCTCCATACTCAACTGGAAGCGCACTCCGCTTGTTTCACACCTGTCACCCATAACTGGTAAGTGAAGGAGTGCGCTTTCATGTTGTGATCTGAAAAAGGCTGGCGGTTACCGGAAATACACGGGAAAACACCGGTCCGCCAGAACATGGAGTTACTTGTTATTGCTTTAGCCTGCTTTTAACCACATCAGGCGCGGTGGTAGGTATCTTCGGGCGGGGGCCAGTGACTAGCTGGCATCCCTACGGTACTTTTCACCGACAACCGCGGGTTAGACGGTTCCGTTTCGTCGGATAGAGCTGTCGACGCTGGTAGTCACTCCAGCCCGTAACCCCTCCCGAAGACACCTGTCAGCGAATCATCCGGTTATTCATACGTCACCGGCGGCTACTTCGTGGGCGTCCTGCCTGTTCGCTGTTTCGTATAGGTACATTATGTACCTTGAGGGTACATTGTCAAGGATAAAAAAACCTGCCGAAGCAGGTTTGTGATGATGGGTTAAGGCTTATGCCTGTGCCGTCGTGGTTTTCCTGAGAAAACAACGGTGCCAATAATCGAGCAATTACCATTGATCCTAATATATGGCTCTGGCCAGTTGGCGTTTAAAGCTTTAAGAAACTTTTCGCCACTATCTTCTATTAATCGTTTAAACGTCGTTTCGCCAGAATCATGCATTAAAGCAATAACATCATCGCCATGAGAAGCTGCAACCTCTGGATCTACAAAAATCATATCGCCAGGACGATACTCATCGATCATTGAATCACCAATGACGCGTAAGATATAAGTCATTGGCCCGCACGGAACGGGACAAGGATATGTTTCTACACTACTCAAATCTACCTCTGCATAACCAGCATCCGTCCATGCTCCGGCTTGCACCCAGGATATAACCGGGACCATCGTAATTGATCTTTTAACGTCTGAAACGTCGGGTGATTTAGCAATGTTGGTAGTTTGATGTTCGGTATCTAGCCAACCTTGAGGCAAGTCAAAACATTTTTCGATATGCCTTGCCATAGCGTCACCAATACCTTTGGTGGCACCTTCACCCATAAACCGGCTGGTTTGTGTAGGTTCACGATCGATCATGTTAGCGAAGTAGCTATTACCCCCAACACCATCTCTCAATTTTCGGGCGTTTAATCGCCTGATTTCCTGGATAGTTTTCATCAGCAAATTAAACAATGTGTACCTCTATGGTACAAGTACCTTGTGGGTTCATTTCTTTCGTGTAATATGTACACAGGAGGTACATATTATGAAAGAGTATTGGGACTCTTTAACTAAAGAGCAGCAAGGCGAATTAGCTGGAAGCGTAGGTTCCACGCCTGGCTACCTGCGTTTAGTTTTCAATGGCTACAAAAAGGCAGGTTTTTCCTTGGCTAAAAAGCTGGAGGAAACAACTGCTGGGATTATCAGCAAATCTGATCTTCGTCCTGACATTTACCCTAAACAGTAGCAGACGAGCTGATTTTTATAACCACAGAATTAAGGGGTTAACCGTGGGTAACGAACCTATTTGGAAAGTCGAACGTCAGCCAGCCTGGCTGGTGGCGGCGATAAAAAAAACGATCACCGATCTACCTGGTGGTTATGCCGAGGCGGCGGAATGGTTGGGCGTGACAGAGAACGCATTGTTTAACCGCCTTCGTGTTGACGGCGATCAGATCTTCCCGCTGGGCTGGGCAATGGTTTTACAACGTGCTGGTGGTTCAACTCATATCGCTGATGCCGTTGCGCGCCATTCTCAGGGCGTATTTGTACCGCTGGCAGATGTTGATGATCTGGATAACGCCGATATCAACCAGCGCCTGATGGAGTCCATCGAATGGATAGGCCGTCATTCTAATTTTGTACGTAAAGCCACGGCTGATGGGGTGATTGACGCAGATGAGCGCGCTCAGATTGAGGAAAACAGCTATCAGGTTATTGCGAAGTTCCAGGAGCACGTAGCGCTTCTTTATCGAGTTTTTTGTGTCGCTGAAAAGAGTGACGCCCGCGAGTGTGCAGCTCCGGGCGCCTTGGCGAACAACTCTTCGAGTATGGAGAAATAATCCGCATGAGCAGTTTAACGGCTTTTAACCGTCTACCGCAACTCAGGATGATCCCGGTTTCGGGTACTCCGTTGTTTCGGTATGAACGCAGATTATCAAACCGCTTGGTTCCGTGTAACCACAGTAGGGCGGTTTCAATTGTGGGGGTCTACAACCGGAGGGCGAAACGCCTGTGCGCGAACTTAACCGAAGGTTCAAAGATCACCGTGGAGTGCCAGTCCGTGTTATCCGCTGGGAGCCAGAAACACAGCGCGTTATCTATCTGCGTGATGGCTACCCGCACGAATGCTTCAGCCCACTTGAGCATTTCAGGCAAAAGTTCAGGGAGATAACGGACGATCATGAGCACTAAATTAACCGGCTACGTATGGGATGGTTGCGCGGCGTCGGGCATGAAGTTGTCTAGTGTCGCGATCATGGCCCGCCTCGCTGATTTCAGCAGCGATGAGGGCGTGTGCTGGCCGTCCATTGAAACTATTGCTCGCCAGCTTGGCGCAGGGCCGAGCACTATCAGAACGGCAATCGCTAAGCTTGAAAAAGATGGCTGGCTCACGCGTACACAGCGCCGTAATGGTAACCGTAATGCTTCGAACGTGTACCGCCTGAATGTGGCGAAACTTCAGGCTGCCGCATTTTCTCAACTGTCAGATTCTGACACGTCAAAATCTGACGCATCAAAATTTGACGCCTCAAAAACTGACCCGTCGAAATCCGTCAAAAACGGCGGTTTTGACCCGTCAGAATCTGGCGGGGATCCGTCAGTAAAATCAAAACAAGATCCACAAGTAACTTCAAAACCCTCTTGTCCGGTTGCGGCGCAACCAGACCCTGAAGTCGTGATTACTGATCAGGCAATTTTGGTTCTGACCCATTTGAACAAGATCAGCGGATCCCGGTATCAGAAATCAAAAACATCCCTGGAGAACATCCGTGCCCGACTGCGTGAGGGATACAGCGTTGCAGACCTGCAACTGGTTATCGACCTGAAGCATGAGCACTGGCACGAGAACGACGAGCAGTACCAGTACATGCGCCCGGAAACGCTGTTCGGCCCGAAGAAATTCGAGAGCTATCTGCAAAGCGCTACCCGCTGGGAGCAGAAGGGACGGCCTAAACGCGCTGACTGGGGTGCGAAAAAGCGCGATGTGATGGCTTTTGGTCCGGTTGATACAACGATTCCAGAGGGGTTCAGAGGATGACGTTAAACAAATATTGCCAGTCGCTGGCGGAACTACGTAGCCAACCAGCCCACGAATTGAAAGAAGTTGGCGATCAGTGGCGAACACCGGATCTGCTTTTTTGGGGGATCAACGCGCTATTTGGTCCATTAGTTCTGGACTTGTTTGCTGACGCCGACAACGCGAAATGCCCGGCATGGTACACCGCCGAAGATAACGCGCTGACGCAGGACTGGTCTGAACGTCTGGCAGAACTGGGTGGCGCTGGCTATGGCAACCCACCGTATAGCCGTTCGCAGTACCACGAGAAACAGGCGATCACTGGTATGACGCACATCATGAAATACGCAGCAGCCCAGCGCGAGAAGGGCGGTCGCTATGTATTCCTGATAAAAGCCGCGCCGAGTGAAACGTGGTGGCCGGAAGATGCCGATCACATTGTATTCATTCGCGGGCGCATTGGGTTCGATCTGCCTGTGTGGTTTGTACCTGCTGACGAAAAACAGAAACCCACCAGCGCGTTTTTTGCCGGTGCCATAGCTGTATTCGATAAGTCGTGGCGTGGTGAGCGGTTCAGCTATATCAACCGCACAGAACTGGAGGCAAAAGGTCGGGAATTTATGGCGCTGGCTCAATTCGCTGTTGGTAAAGAGCAAACAATTGCAGTGCGGACAGCCCAGGAACCAGTAATACCATCGGAAACTGAGTCACGTATCTGGCCTCTAGAGGTTGGTCTGGTGTTTAACCAGGTGGAAGGCGTTGACGTATTGAGTGAGGCTCAGCAGAACAAGCTGAAAGCCAACATCAATCAACTCTGGCTGGAACGAACGGCCACCAGCGAAATTATTACAATTGCGCGTGGTCTTGTTGGCAGCATGCAGGGGGTAACCCATGCGTGAGATTATCGTTGATAACTTTGCTGGTGGCGGTGGCGCATCAACGGGTATTGAACTGGCGATCGGGCGCAGCGTGGATATTGCGATAAACCACGACGAAAACGCCATTGCGATGCACAAGACGAACCACCCGGACACACTGCATTATTGTGAATCCGTATTTGACGTGGATCCGGTAGCCGCCACCGGAGGTCATCCTGTCGGACTGGCATGGTTTAGCCCGGACTGCCGACACTTCTCGAAGGCAAAAGGCGCAAAGCCTGTGAAAAAAGAGATACGCGGTCTGGCCTGGATTGTTCTGCGTTGGGCACTGGCAAAGCGACCGCGCGTGATGATGCTGGAGAACGTGGAAGAGTTCAAAACGTGGGGACCGCTGCTGGCCGATGAAATGCGTCCGGATCCTGCCCGCACTGGCGAAACATTCAATGCATTTGTCGGCATGCTGTCCACTGGCATTCCTGCTGATCACCCGGCACTGGCTGAGGTTTGTGAGTTTCTGTCTATCGAAAGAGGTAGCGAGCAGGCACAAAAGCTGGTGGATGGGCTGGGATATGATGTTGATTATCGCGAACTACGTGCGTGTGATTACGGCGCGCCGACGATCCGCAAACGCTTCTTCATGGTTATGCGTTGCGATGGTTGCCCAATCCAGTGGCCTGCTATTACCCATGGGGATCCTAAGTCTCTGGAGGTGCAAAGTGGCAGGCTGATGCCATGGCGTACCGCTGCGGAATGTATCGACTGGAATATTCCGGCCCTGTCCATCTTCGACCGCAAAAAACCGCTGGCGGAGAACACTCTGAAGCGGATCGCGCGCGGCATACAGCGCTTTGTTATCGAAAGTGCGTCGCCGTTTATTGTGAAGTGCAACCACACGAGCTCAAAAAATGCGTATGACGCTTTTCGCGGACAGTCACTGAATGAGCCATTACAGACCATTACTAAAAAACTCGGCTACGCGTTAGCCGTTCCACACCTGACAAAATTCCGCACTGGCGCAACCGGGCAGCCCCTTACCGAACCTGTTCCGACGGTAACCGCTGGCACGTCAAAACGCCCGGGCGGGAACGGGCATGCACTCGGGATTGTTGAGGCTGCACTGACGCCATTCCTGGCGGGTAATGGTGGTAGTGAATACCAGGCGAAACCGCGCCCGCTGGATAAACCTGCTCATACCATTCTGAAGCAATCCCGAGCCTGTCTGGTTGCGCCAGTGATAGCCCGCCAGTTTGGGGCCAGCGTCGGCCACCGTGCAGACGAACCGAGCGCAACCATCACCGCTGGTGGTGGCGGTAAATCTCAACCGGTAACGCCTACGCTGATTCAGATGGGTTATGGCGAACGACCTGGGCAAGAACCGCGTGTGCTGCGACTGGATAACCCGCTGGGGACCGTTACTGCAGGCGGAAATAAATTTGCGACGGTGAGCGCGTTCCTGGCGAAACACTACGGCGGTAACTATACGGGGCCTGGTGTCAGTATGGATGAACCCGCGCATTCAGTGACCACTGTCGACCATCATGCGGTAGTTGCCTCTCATCTGGTGAAACTGCGTGGAACATGCCGCGACGGGCAACGCCTTGATGTGCCAATGCCAACAATCACTGCTGGTGGCCAACACGTGGGTGAGGTACGCACATTTCTCGAGACGTATTGCGGGGAAAGTGACGATGAATGGCTGGTAACGATCGATGGGGTTAAATACCAGATCGTTGATATCGGAATGCGCATGTTGCAGCCGCATGAACTCTACAAAGCGCAGGGCTTCCCGGATGGTTACGTTATTGATCAGGACTACCGTGGAAATCGCTATGCAAAAGATAAGCAGGTAGCCCGCTGCGGTAATGCGGTACCACCACCATTCGCCAGGGCGCTGGTGGAGGCAAATCTTCCGGAACTGTGTGCAGTGCAACAGCAGGAGGTGGCATGAAACTTGTGCTCCCGTTCCCTCCGAGCGTGAACACGTACTGGCGCGCCCCTAATAAGGGGCCGCTGGCCGGTCGTCACCTCATTAGCGCTGATGCTCGTAAATACCAGAGCGCTGCCTGCGTGGCGATCATTGAGCAATTACGACGTCTCCCGAAGCCATCGACTGAACTGGCAGCGGTAGAAATCACTCTGTACCCGCCGGATGCGCGCCGCCGGGATATCGATAATTACAACAAAGCCCTGTTTGACGCGCTGACGCATGCGGGTGTCTGGGAAGACGACAGCCAGATTAAGCGCATGCTGGTGGAATGGGGACCCGTAGTGCCGAAAGGTCGGGTAGAGATAACGATCAGCAGATATGAACCGGCGGGTGCAGCCGCCTGATATGGAGAAAAGTATGAGCCAATTAGCAACAACAGCATTAACCATGTCCAGCAGCGATATTGCTGAGCTGGTGGAATCACGACATGACCATGTTAAACGGTCCATTGAACGCCTGGCAGAGCGCGGTGTTATTGAACTCCCCCCAATGGGGGAAGTTAAAAATCACCTCAATCAGTCGGTATCGGTTTATCTGATAGGGAAGCGGGACAGTTATATCGTTGTCGCGCAGCTGTCGCCGGAGTTTACCGCGCGTCTGGTTGATCGCTGGCAGGAGCTTGAGCAGGCACAGCAGCAGACGATTCCTCAATCATTCTCTGAAGCCCTACGTCTTGCAGCTGACCTTGCAGAACAAAAACAGCAGTTGACTAACGAACTGGCTGCCGCGGCGCCGAAGGTAGCGTTTGTTGATCGGTACTGTACAGCCAGTGGGTCAATGTCATTCCGCCAGGTGGCAAAACTGCTTAAGGCCAAAGAGCCAGATCTGCGGTTATTCCTCCTTGAGAACGACATCATGTATCGCCTTGGCGGAACGATGACCCCACGGCATCAGCATATTGATGCGGGCCGTTTTGAAGTGAAAACCGGCACATCCGTAACCTCAAATCATGCATTCAGCCAGGCACGTTTCACGGCGAAAGGCGTGCGCTGGATTGGTGGACTGTGGGCAGAACACATTGCCAGGGGGCAGGTCGCGTGAGAGCTCTGCTTACCCCCGAGATCGCCCATCGTATGGGGATTGTGCTGTTCCGTCCCGGTGCGGAACTGATGCACCTCTTCATGCGTGGTCGCGTTCTGCTCGAGCCTGAACCAGAAGAAATGGCGTCATTCAGTACCGGGGCTGTTCCGGCAGCCATTCAGCCGCTGGCTGATGATCCGGTAATGCGTCAGGTCTTCGAGAATGAGAGGGTTATTCAGCGTGCCGGTGGGATTTCTTCCCTTGAGCAATGGTTGAGTAATCGGTTTGTATGCCAGTGGCCACATTCAACGTGGCACGACAAGAACTTCACAACAATGCGGCACCCACCAGGAAGCATTCGCCTGTGCTGGCATTGCGATCACACTTTGTCGGGGCAGCATACCGAACAGCTTGCAGGTATAGCGGCCGGAAACCTGGTATCCTGGATTCTGGAAGTCATTCGGCGTGATTCTGGTTTTCCCGAGTCGCATATCCTGACGCTTCCGGAACTGTGCTGGTGGATGGTTAGAAACGACCTGGCTGATGTTATTCCGGAAAGCGTTGCGCACAAGGGGCTACGCCTTCCGGATGAGAAGATCCGCTCGGTCATGAGGGAAAGCGACATTGTGCCTTCCGCGTCTGCAACCAGCCTCGTGCAGGAGAAGGCGAAGAAGATCCTAACGCTCTCTGTTGATCCGGAGTCGCCAGAGTCTTTCATGCTCAGGCCAAAGCGACGCCGCTGGGTAAATGAGACGTACACCCGCTGGGTTAAAACACAACCCTGTGAGTGTTGCCGACGGCCAGCAGATGATCCGCACCATATCGTAGGGCACGGTATGGGTGGTACAGCAACAAAAGCCCATGACCTCTTCGTGATCCCTCTGTGCAGAGAGTGCCACGACGAGTTACACGCCGATGTACCAGCATTCGAGCAGAAGCATGGTACGCAGCTTGAGCTGCTACTGCGTTTTATGGATCGGGCGCTGGCGATCGGCGTAATTGCGAAAGCTTAAACGTATGGAGACCGTATGAACCTGGATAATGTACTGAAATTTTTTGCGCCGAAAGGTATGCACATATCAGATACCAGCAGAGCGACAGCCAGTGAACAACTGACGGTTACTGATGTAATGGCTGCACTGGGGATGACTCAGGCCGATGCGGGGATAGGCCTGGCAATGTTTCTGGGCAAAGCTGGTATCAGCAGCCAGGACAGGGAGGCGTCAATAGCTTGGCTAACGGAGTACGCGAAAGAGCATGCGCCCATGGCCATTCGTAAAGCGTCAGGGAAAAAGTTTCCCCTCTGCATGCGTATTCTTGCCCGGTTTGCCTATAACGATTATTCCTCATCAGCCGCTGATAGCGTGGCATGCCCAAAATGTAGTGGTAAAGGGTTGCTTACAACTACTAAAACCGTGACTAAAAGTCATTACACAATGCGATTGCCACAATGGGCAAAAGACCTGAGACAGTCACCATCTGACTTTGAGGTTAAGCGCGATGTAACTGACACTGATCATACGTTATGTTCCCGCTGCCATGGCACAGGAAAGTTAAGTAAGCGATGCCAGTGCGGCGGCACAGGTAAGACTATTGACCGTAAAGCGACAGAACTGCAGGGCGTACCGGTTTACAAAGAATGTAAGCGCTGTGAAGGTCGGGGATACAGCAGGCCAAAATCATCGGTTGCCTATCGAGGTGTTTTTTCTGAGTTGCCGAGTCTGCCTGACCGAACGTGGCGTTATAGCTGGAAACCATTCTATGAAAGCCTGGTGACCAAATGTTTCCAGGAGGAGAGTTATTCAAGCTCTCAACTGAATCGGGTGACTAAAAGTGAAGATGTGATAAATATCGCGTAATTTAGCGTCATGATGTTTGCAATGTTGCCGTTTTTGTGTATATTTGACATTAACGATGGGCATTGTATGTTCAGAGTTAAGAAACCCGCCACCGAGCGGTTTTTTTTTGCACTAGGCCATTCAATCTACGTAAAAATCAATGTGTTACAATAGCCGCAAGCAAAACGACAACACAAAGGCGGCATAATGAAATTAACATCTGTTCATATCGAAACTCTGAGTCGCGCAAGCGCTCTTGGACCACGTGAAACAATTCAATCTTCTGATCTTCCTCACATTCCAGCGGAAGCGGTGAATTTTGCTATTTCTGATCTCGCTGAGTTGGGTCTGGTAAATGCTGTGCAGAGTACGTCTGATTGTGACGACAGCTGGATAGTGAATAGAATTACGTCTAAAGGGAATAGCTATTTAATTGATCTTGAGTCTTAACTATCTGATTAATAAATAGGTACACCACATTTATTAAGGCTGCCTTCTGGTGGCCTTTTTCATATTCAGGGCTCACTGACGGACGGCTCATAACCCAATCCGACAGGCGCTTGCGCAGAGCCCGTTCTGATTCAGGATCACGGGAATCATCCTCGATACGCATTGTTGATAAATCCAGCCCGTGAAGCCTGATCCTCCTTTCATCACACAGCGCCATCCGAACTATCGGAGGTGAGAGACCATGAAAATGCACAACGACCCTCACTCCTGGACGGAGTTAATTGAGTTACTTCATAGCTGGTGGCGCGGTGATACGCCAATGGGTGCCGTCCTTTTATCGGTAGCGATGGCTGTACTGCGAATTGCGTATGTCGGCGGTGGCTGGAAAAAGATGGTGCTGGAAGGGTTGATGTGTGGCGCCATGACGCTGACGGCTGTTTCCGCACTCGAGTATTTCAACCTTCCACAGTCTCTTTCCATCGCTATCGGTGGCGCGCTGGGTTTCGTTGGCGTTGAGCAGGTGCGCTCAATGGCCACGCGTGTTTTCAACGTTCGCTTTGGTGGCGACGCCAAGTAAGGGATCCCCATGAACCAACAACAATTTCAGCAGGCGGCTGGTATCAGCGCCGGGCTTTCTGCACGCTGGTTTCTGCACATTGATGCGGCAATGAAAGAGTTTGGAATTACAGCAGTTAACGATCAGGCCATGTTCATTGCACAAGTTGGGCATGAATCTGCTGGTTTTACCTCGCTGGTCGAGAGCTTCAACTACTCGGTAGACGGGCTGAAGAAAACCTTTGGTAAGCGCTTGACGCCGTACCAGTGCGAAATACTGGGGCGTGTCGATGGTAAACAGGTCGCTCACCAGCCACAAATAGCCAATCTGGTTTACGGTGACCGTATGGGGAATAACAGCCAGGGTGACGGCTGGAAATATCGCGGTCGTGGCCTGCTTCAAATCACCGGCCGCGAGAACTACACCAAATGCGGTTCGGCGCTGAAGCTTGACCTTGTCAGTACGCCAGAACTTCTGACGCAAGAGCGACATGCGGCTCGTTCGGCGGCGTGGTACTTCACCATGCGTGGTTGTCTGCTTTATTCGGGCGACATCGTGCGTGTCACGCAGATCATCAATGGTGGCCAGAATGGACTGACTGACCGTAAGGTGCGTTACAGCCGGTCGCTGGCGGAGCTGTCATGATGGCGCTTATCACTCTCTTTGGTTTGTTTAAAGCGCATTGGCGCTGGTGGCTGACTATCGTTGCGCTGGTTATCTTCTCCTGGCTCTGGAATGAAAATACTCGCATCAGTGCCAGCCTGAACACGCTACAGGATGCGAACGACAGCAACCGCGCTGTAATGGATAACGTACTGAAAACCGTTGCCATCACCAATATGATTCTGGGAGCTAACCAGCATGCAAAAAACCAGATCGCACTGGAGTCACAGAGAACTCAGGAAGATATCAAAGTGGCTGTTGCGGGTGATGATTGCTCTCGCCGGCCTGTTCCTGCTGCAGCTGCTGACCGGCTGCGGCAATACGCGGACGGTGTACGTACCAGTGCCGCAGCAACCAGTTCCGTCCAATCTGACCGCTGAAACCCCGCAGCCATATATTCCAGACCCGCTGACCTATGGGGCCAGTCTTGATCTGAATGTGAGCCTACTGGGGGCGTTGGGGATGTGTAACAGGGATAAAGCAGACATTCGAACGATTGAGCAATCACGAGCCTCGCAATAGCGGGGCTTTTTAACAACAGAGGTATGAGTATGGCAGTAGTTCTTACAGCTAAGCAGATTGAGGACCTGGCAGCCTTTGCGAAGGAAGATGGTCAGCCCCAATACACCATTACCACTGGGACAATCCCGGAATTCGAAGCGGAAGATGGCGAGATTATCCCTGAATATAAAGGGCTGATCGCCTACTCAGAGTCACTTGAGCACGGTGTGCTGCAACTCGACGACTAGCGGCATTACAGCAGGCATTCACTGAGTGCCTGCGATAATGCTATGCGTTTTTTTGGGGAGTGAATATGCCACCGCGCACACCGAAGGCTTGTCGCGTTCGCGGCTGTCGGAACACCACAACAGACCCGTCTGGCTACTGTGAAAATCACAAAGGTGAAGGCTGGAAGTCCTATAAGCCAGGTCAATCACGGCAGCAGCGTGGATACGGAACAAAGTGGGAAGTCATACGGGAGCGGATACTTAAGCGCGACAAAGGGCTGTGTCAGAACCATCTTCGGCAGGGAGTAGTGAAGCAGGCGTCCTGCGTGGACCATATCAAAGCGAAGGCCCACGGCGGCACTGATGAAGACAGCAACCTTGAAAGCCTGTGTTGGTCGTGTCACGCAGCGAAGACTGCGCGTGAACGGCTCAAATGAGAATATATGTCATTATCAGTTGGGGTGGGGGGAGGTATAATCTCTGCGACCGCGCGCCTTCCGGACTGCCCGCCTCCTCGTATTTTTATACCCGCGAAAAATGAAATTTAACCAGGAGTGTCGCTTATGGCTGGAACGGCGGGGCGTTCCGGGCGTCGCCCCAAACCAACGGCGCGCAAGGAGCTGGCAGGGAACCCCGGCAAACGAGCCCTGAATAAAGAGGAACCTGTATTCACACCGATTAAAGGCGTGGCACCACCTGACTGGTTTTCTGAGGATGAAGGTCTGCCAATGGCGGCCGTCATGTGGGAACTGACCACGAAAGAATTATGTGGACAGGGACTACTCTGTGTTACCGATCTTGCCGTACTTGAGCGCTGGTGTGTTGCCTATGAGTTCTGGCGCAGGGCGGTTAAAAATATCGCCAGAGACGGGCTGTCTATCACTGGTGCTATGGGGGGGAAGATAAAAAACCCTGAGCTAACCGCAAAGAAAGAGCAGGAATCGGAGATGAGTTCTACCGGCTCCATGCTTGGCCTTGACCCCAGCAGTCGTCAGCGACTGATTGGCCTTGCCGGACAGAAGAAAACCTCTAACCCATTCCTGAAGATGATCAACTCATGAGCCGGAAATCGTACCCCAACGTAAACGCCGCGAATCAATACGCCCGCAACGTTGTGCGGGGGAAAATTCCGGCGTGCCAGTTTGTTATTCAGGCCTGCCAGCGTCATATCGATGACATGGCGGCTGAAAAGAGTAAGAAATTTCGTTACCGCTTCGATAAAGACATGGCAGAAAAGGCTGCGAAATTCATCCAGCTATTGCCACATACAAAAGGAGAGTGGGCATTCAAGCGGATGCCGATCACCCTGGAGGCATGGCAACTGTTTATTGTGTGCTGCGCCTTTGGCTGGGTCCAGAAAGGATCGAAGCTTCGTCGATTTCGCGAGGTTTACACGGAGATACCGCGTAAAAACGGGAAATCGGCCATTTCGGCGGGTGTGGCGCTGTACTGTTTTACCTGTGATAACGAGTTTGGCGCTGAAGTATATTCCGGGGCCACAACTGAAAAGCAGGCGTGGGAAGTATTCAGGCCCGCTCGTCTGATGTGTAAGCGCACCCCGCTGCTGGTGGAAGCGTTCGGGATCGAAGTTAATGCGTCCAACCTGAACCGGCCAGAAGATGGCGCGCGTTTTGAGCCGCTGATTGGTAACCCTGGGGACGGCGCTTCACCGCACTGTGCGATTGTTGACGAGTATCACGAACACCCAACAGATTCGCTCTACACCACAATGCTGACGGGTATGGGGGCGCGGCGACAACCGCTGATGTGGGCGATCACCACAGCAGGTTACAACATTGAGGGTCCATGCTACGACAAACGGCGTGAAGTGATTGAGATGCTTAACGGCACGGTACCGAATGAGGAATTGTTCGGCGTGATATATACCGTCGACGAGGGGGATGACTGGACCGATCCTAAAGTGCTTGAGAAGGCCAACCCGAATATGGGTGTCTCGGTTTACCGTGACTTTCTGTTAAGCCAGCAACAGCGTGCTATCAATAATGCTCGCCAGGCTGGCGTATTTAAAACCAAACACCTCAATATCTGGGTTGCAGCCCGTGCCGCTTTCTACAACCTGGTTTCCTGGCAGAACTGCGAGGATAAGACACTGACGCTGGAGCAATTCGAAGGACAGCCATGTGTTCTGTCTTTCGACCTGGCGCGCAAGCTGGATATGAACAGTATGGCGCGGTTGTTCACCAGAGAAATTGACGGCAAGACACATTACTACAGCGTTGCTCCCCGCTTCTGGGTTCCTTACGACACAGTATTCAGCGTTGAAAAGAATGAAGATCGTCGTACTGCGGAGCGATTTCAGAAATGGGTTGAAATGGAACTGCTTACAGTTACTGATGGCGCTGAAGTGGATTACCGCTACATCCTTGAAGAGGCCAAAGCAGCAAACAAACTCAACCCGGTCAGTGAGTCTCCGATTGACCCATTCGGCGCGACGGGGCTTTCACATGATCTGGCTGATGAAAGTCTTAATCCGATCACTATCGTTCAGAACTACACCAATATGTCAGACCCAATGAAAGAGCTGGAAGCAGCCATTGAGTCTGGGCGTTTTCATCACGACGGTAACCCGATCATGAGCTGGTGTATCAGCAACGTGGTCGGGAAGTATCTGCCGGGTAATGACGACGTTGTAAAACCCATTAAGGAGCAGAACGAAAACAAAATCGACGGCGCGGTTGCTCTGATTATGGCGATTGGACGTTCAATGCTTTACGAAAAAGTGGACTCTATCTCCGATCGTATCGAATCCCGCGGCATTCGTTCACTTTAAACCGAGGCGTTTATGATCCTGACAATACTCACTCCATTGGTCGGAGTGCTGGGGGCTCTGTTGCTCTCATTTGGGGCTTGGATGATTTATCCCCCTGCAGGCTATATTGCCGGAGGTCTACTGTGTCTGACCTGGTCATGGATGGTGGCAAAATTTATATCCTCCACATCAGAGAAACAAACGGGAGGTGACTGATGTTCTTCCCCGGTATGTTTTCCAAAAGTAGTCAGCCAGTTTACACCGCGGCCGATCTGGCGCAGGAGGTCGGGCTGTCATATGACACTTATACAGGGAAACGAGTAAGCAGCCAGCGAGCTATGCGGCTAACTGCGGTATTTGGTTGCGTGCGTGTATTGGCTGAATCCATAGGCATGCTCCCCTGCAATATCTTTAAAACGGCAGGTAAAGGTAAGGAAAAGGCCACGGGAGAGCGCCTCCAGAAGTTGGTTTCTTTAAAGCCCAATGGTTACATGACCCCCCAGGAGTTCTGGGAGTTAATTGTGGTTTGCCTGTGTCTTCGTGGAAATTTTTACGCTTATAAAGTTAAGGCGTTAGGTGAGGTCGTTGAACTTCTCCCGCTTGATCCTGGAAGCGTTCAGCCAAAGCTTAATAGCAATTGGGAGCCTGTTTACCAGGTGACTTTTCCTGATGGTTCGATGGATGTGCTGGGTCAGGATGATATCTGGCACATTCGTATTCTTACGTTGGATGGGCTGGTGGGGTTGAACCCTATAGCCTATGCAAGAGAGGCTATCTCACTTGGTCTTGCAACTGAGGAACATGGTGCAAGGTTGTTCAGCAATGGTGCTGTTACATCTGGGGTACTACGTACTGATAGTGAATTAAGTGATGCCGCTTATGCCCGTCTGAAGGCTGATTTTGAAGAAAAGCACCAGGGGCTGGGTAACGCTCACCGACCAATGATTCTTGAAATGGGCCTTGACTGGAAATCTATGGCTCTTAGCGCCGAAGACAGCCAGTTTCTGGAAACGCGCAAATTTCAGCTTGAGGAAATTTGTCGGTTGTTTCGGGTGCCAATGCATATGGTCCAGAACACAGACCGCGCAACATTCAGCAATATCGAAGAGCTGGGGATGGGGTTCATAAACTATTCACTGGTTCCCTACCTGACCCGTATTGAGCAGCGTATTAATGTCGGGCTCATTCGTGATTCAAAGCAGGGAACGTACTACGCGAAGTTTAATGTTGGTGCGTTACTTCGTGGCGATATGAAGTCACGGTTTGATGCCTATGCGACTGCAATCAACTGGGGCATGTATTCACCGAATGACTGCCTTGAACTTGAGGATCGCAATCCCCGCCCTGGTGGCGATGTTTATCTCACACCAATGAACATGACAACAAAACCATCTGACGGCAGTAAGCAAGCCAAAACGGAGAAACGACAAGATGCCGATGACTAAACAGCGTTTGGACATTCCGCTGAAACTGAAATCCGTCAGCGATAACGGAGAGTTTGAAGGCTATGGCTCTGTGTTTGGGGTGAAGGATAGCTATGACGATGTGGTTGTTCCCGGCGCGTTCAGCAAGTCTCTGGAGGCATGGCGTGAGAAGAAATCTCTTCCTGCCATGCTCTGGCAGCATCGGATGGATGAGCCGATCGGTATCTATACCGATATGAAAGAGGATGATATCGGGTTGTATGTGAAGGGGCGACTTCTCATTGACGACGATCCTCTGGCAAAGCGCGCACATGCTCACATGAAGGCCGGTTCTTTAACCGGCCTTTCTATTGGCTACATGCTGAAGGACTGGGAGTACGACCGAACCAAAGAGGTATTTCTTCTCAAAGAAATAGACCTCTGGGAGGTGAGTCCTGTGACGTTCCCGTCGAATGATGAGGCGCGAATTAGTGATGTGAAAAGTGCGTTTGCTCGCGGCGAAATGCCTTCTCAAAAAAGTATTGAAAGAGTCCTGCGCGACGTTGGGCTCTCACGTACCCAGGCCAAAGCATTCATGGCTGGGGGATACAGCACACTGAATCTGCGCGACGCTGATGACGTGGACTCTGCACTGAATGCACTTAAAAACATCAATTTTTAATCAGGAGAAAATGATTATGGCAGTCGATATCAAAGACGTAGAACAGGTCGCGCAGGAACTGCAGGCGAAGTTCGAAGACTTTAAGTCCAAGAACGACAAGCGTATTGACGCAATCGAGAATGAAAAGGGCGCGCTGGCAGGCCAGGTCGAAACGCTGAACGGCAAGTTGTCCGAGCTTGAAAGCCTGAAATCCGATTTGGAAGCAGAGCTTGCGGCATCCAGACGACCAGGCGGCGGCTCGAAAAGCAAGTCTGTAACGGAGCACAAAGCCGCCTTTATGGACTTTGTCCGCAAGGGCAATGAAGATGGCCTGCGTGAACTGGAACAAAAAGCGCTCCAGACGGGCGTGGATGCTGATGGCGGTTATGCAGTTCCTGAAGAGCTGGATCGTAGTCTGCTTAATCTGTTGCATGATGAGGTCGTCATGCGCCAGGAATCCACAGTTATCTCGCTGAGCACACCAGACTATCGCAAGGTGGTAAACACTGGGGGGGCAAAATCTGCATGGGTTAGTGAAACGCATGCTCGCAACGCGACAGATACGCCGACTCTGGCGCAGATCAAACCGTCCATGGGTGAGATTTACGCAAACCCGCAGGCCACGCAAACCATGCTTGATGATGCGTTCTTCGATGTCGAATCGTGGATCAACAGCGAGCTGGCGCTAGGGTTTGCAGAAGCAGAGGAGATTGCGTTTACCACGGGCGACGGTAGCGATAAGCCCAAAGGTTTTCTGGCCTATGCGTCAACCCTGGCAGATGACAAAACCCGTCCGTTCGGCACTCTGCAGCACATCCTGTCCGGGGCTGCAACAGGGCTTACTGCTGATGCTATTATCAAACTGATCTACACGCTTCGTAAAGTGCACCGCAACGGTGCCAAGTTCATGATGAACAACAACACGCTTTTCGCCGCGCGAATCCTCAAAGATAAAGAAGACAACTACCTGTGGCGTCCGGGTCTGGAGCTTGGTCAGCCATCAATGCTGGTGGGTTACGGCATCGCAGAAAACGAACAGATGCCAGATATTGCCGCTGATGCTAAAGCTATCGCCTTCGGTAACTTCAAACGTGGCTATACGATCGTTGACCGCCTGGGGACGCGCGTTCTGCGCGACCCGTACACCAACAAACCATTTGTTGGCTTCTATACCACCAAACGCACTGGCGGCATGTTGACGGATTCGCAGGCTATCAAAATCATGCAGATTGGCGCGCCGGCTAACCCGTAACCTTTAACGATGGCGGGCATATGTCCGCCTTCAGGAGTTGAAATGGTCATCCTTTTAAAACCTCTTAAGTGGTCGCCAGACGGTTGCCGAATCGAAACTATTGAAGCCGGAGAGCATGACGAAATCCCGGCGCGTGCGATTGAGATTGCCGGGCAGATCGGCATTCTCGCGGAGGCTCAAACTGGTAGTGGTGAAGACATTCCGTCTGTTCCACCTCTCGAACCTAATCCAGCCCCTTCACAGGATGCACCCACTGAGCCAGAACCTGAGCCGACGGTGGTGACTAAGCCAGAGAAGAACGCAAAAAAATAACCCGCTCTGCGGGTTTTTTTATGGGTGATGCAAATGCCGCTTATCACACTAGAAGACATCAAGAGCCAGCTACGCCTTGAACCCGATTACAGTGAAGAAGATCAATACCTCACTTTGATCGGTGCTGCTGCTGAGTCTCGAACGTCAGAATACCTGAACAGGAATCTCTATCCTGAAGGTACTACGATACCATCCAGCGATCCCGACGGGATGGTCATGCCTGCGTCTGTCCGGTTGGCGATTCTGTTTCTGGTTACTCACTTCTATGAGAACCGCTCGGCGATCAGTGAGGTCGAAATGGTCGAATTACCGATGGCCTTTACCTGGCTGGCACGACCGCACCGGATTTACCCACAATGAAGCTTCGCCAGGCGCAAACCAGCGCGACATACCTGCTTCCCGATCCGGGAGAACTGGATAAACGGGTGTTGATCCGTAAACGAGTCGATGTCCCCTCAGATGATTTCGGAACTGAGCCTGAATACCCGGTTTCATTCAACGCCTGGGCAAAGGTGGTGCAAACCAGCGCGACGATATACCAGGAAACGGCTCAGACAGATAACGTGATCACGCATTACATCACCATTCGCTGGCGCCGCGGAATTACCAGCGATTTTGAAGTGGCGAAGGGAGATGAGGTGTACCGCGTGAAACGTGTTCGTGATCTAAACAGTAAACGACGGTTTCTTCTTCTTGAGTGCACCGAACTGGGGTCATTTACAGAAAATATCGGAGGGAATTCCAGTGGCGGAACCCTTTTTACACGTTGATTTTCAGCAGCCGAACGAAATGCGCTTCAACCGCGCGCGCGTTCGGCGTGCCTTTGTCACCATCGGCCAGCGCCATATGCGTGACGCACGCCGTCTGGTGATGCGTCGTGGTCGTTCTGAACCAGGTGAAAACCCCGGTTACCAGACTGGCCGCCTGGCTAAATCCATCGGTTACATGGTGCCTAAAGCCAGTGCTAAACGACCAGGTTTTATGGCTCGAATCGCACCGAACCAGAGGAACGGGCAGGGTAACCGGCTCATCACCGGCGATTTTTACCCGGCATTTCTCTTCTACGGTGTGCGCGGTGGCGCAAAACGTCGGCGCAGTCATCACCGTGGCGCTTCTGGTGGTAGCGGCTGGCGTCTGGCACCGCGTAACAATTTTATGGTTGAGACACTCAACAAAAACAACCCGTGGACGCGTTACTACCTGGCGCGTGAACTGCGGCTATCACTCAAACCGGAGAGGCGACGCTGATGAAACTGGCCCCGATTATTGCAGCGCTTCGGGCGCGTTGCCCTGAATTCCAGAGTCGTGTAGCAGGTGCTGCGCAGTTTAAGGACTTGCCGGAAGTCGGGAAGATGAAACTGCCGGCGGCTTATGTTGTTCCTGGAGATGATTCGCCAGGGGAGCAGAAGAGCCAGACTGACTACTGGCAGGATTTAACCGAAGGGTTTTCCGTCATTGTGTTTGTCAGCAATGGTCGGGATGAGCGCGGTCAGTTTGCCTCATATGATGTTGTTCACGATGTACGACAGTCACTGTTTAAAGCGCTCCTGGGCTGGAATCCTGAAGAGCGCGGAAACCCGATCACCTATGCAGGTGGTACGTTGCTTGATGTGAACCGGCATGAACTGAGTTACCAGTTCGACTTCTCTGTGTTGAAAGAGCTTTCAGAAGATGACACTCGTCAGCAGGACGAGCTGAACGATCTGGATGATTTTAAAACGCTGGCGATTGATGTTGATTTTATCGATCCGGGACATGGCCCCGATGGGAAGCCCGAACATCACACAGAGATAACTCTCCCCTCCTGAGGAAAACCATGTTTGTAAAACCCCTAAAAGGGCGGTCAGTACATGACCCTGCCCGAGGCGACCTTTTGCCTGTTGAAGGGCGAAATGTTGAAGAAAGCAGCTACTGGCTGCGCCGGGAAGCCGCTGGCGATATCAGGCGCGTGAACAAAGTTAAACAGAAAAAGGTGGAAACCAATGACCGTTAGTTTCAGCACTATCCCGGCAAATACGCTGGTGCCACTGTTTTATGCTGAGATGGATAATTCGGCGGCAAATACAAGTCAGGAGTCAGCGCCATCATTGCTGCTGGGCCATGCGAATACAGGTGCGTCAATTCAGCCTGATTCACTGGTGCTGATGCCGTCCGCTGATTACGCAAAGCAAATTTGTGGTCCCGGTAGTCAGCTTGCTCGCATGGTTGCTGCGTATCGCAAAACCGATCCTTTTGGTGAGCTTTACATCATCGCAGTCCCTGAGCCAGCGGCAGGAGTGGCGGCCACGTATACCCTTACCGTAACTGGCGCAGCAACTGAGAGTGGCACGGTGAATGTTTATGTCGGGCGTACTCGTATTCAGGCAGCAGTTGTAAGCGGTGATGATGTTGAAGCTGTGGCATCGAGCATTAAAGATGCAATCAATGCTGATCCAACATTGCCGGTTATCGCTTCGTCTACTGCTGGCGTGGTCACTCTGACAGCGCGTCACAAAGGTCTGAGCGGGAATGAAATCCCCGTGGTTCTGAATTATTACGGTTACGGTGGAGGGGAAGTTTTGCCCGCAGGCGTAGCTGTAGCCGTTGCCGCTGGTACTGCCGGAACAGGTGCCCCGGTACTCAACGGTGCTATTGCTGCCATGGCCGATGAGCCGTTTGATTATATTGGTCATCCGTTCAGCGATTTGGCCTCGGTGAACGCGTTTGTCAGCGAAATGAACGATACCAGCGGTCGCTGGAGCTACGCGCGCCAGCTTTATGGCCACGTTTATACTGCAAAACTCGGAACGCTTTCTGATCTGGTTGCCGCTGGTGATCAGCTTAACCAACAACACATCACCCTGGCGGGGTATGAGAAAGAAACTCAGACCCCGGCAGATGAACTGGCGGCCAGTCGCACCGCACGTAATGCGGTCTTTATCCGTAACGATCCGGCGCGCCCAACCCAGACAGGTGAACTCGTGGACATGTTGCCAGCGCCAAAAGGGAAGCGCTTCACGATGACCGAGCAGCAGTCTCTGCTGTCACATGGGATTGCAACGTCATACGTAGAAAGCGGTACGCTTCGCATTCAGCGCGACGTTACAACGTACAAGAAAAACGCCTACGGTGTTGCAGACAACAGCTATCTCGACAGCGAGACGCTGCATACCAGCGCTTATGTCTTGCGCAGACTGAAATCGGTTATCACCAGTAAATATGGGCGCCATAAACTGGCGAGCGACGGCACTCGCTTTGGTCCTGGTCAGGCGATTGTTACCCCGGCAGTTATCAAAGGGGAACTGCTGGCGACTTACCGACAGATGGAGCGCGCCGGGATCGTAGAAAATTACGACCTGTTCAAGCAATACCTGAAGGTTGAGCGTGACGCGACCGACCCAAACCGTATCAACACCCTGTTCCCGCCTGACTATGTTAACCAGCTGCGAGTGTTTGCTGTCGTTAACCAGTTCCGCCTTCAGTATCAAGAGGAGTCCGCATAATGCCGCGCATTGCAGGTACTTGTTATTTCAAAATTGATGGTCAGCAATTATCCATGACCGGCGGTATTGAGGTGCCGATGAACACTAAGGTCAATGATGATGTTATTGGCCTTGATGGTTCGGTGGATCGTAAAGAAACACACCGCGCGCCATATATCAAAGGCACTTTCAAAGTGCCGAAAGATTTTCCAGTTAGCAAAGTAACGACTTCAGACCAGATGACCATTACCGCCGAACTGGCAAACGGTCAGGTTTATGTCTTGTCCTCAGCCTGGCTACACGGTGAGGCAAACCACAACGCCGAAGAAGGTACGGCAGATCTTGAATTCCATGGTGAAGAAGGGGATTACCAGTAATGAAAGAGCTTGAACTGAAGCATCCAGTAACTGCACATGGTGAAACGATCAGCGTCCTGGAATTTAACGAACCGACTGGTAAAGACGTTCGCGAACTTGGTTATCCATACCAGATGAATCAGGACGAGTCCATCAAACTGCAGGCGCATATTATCGCGAAGTACATTGTCCGTCTGGCAAATGTACCACTGAGTACGGTAGATCAGATGAAACCCGGCGATCTGAATAGTGCAGGCTGGCTTGTTGCTGGTTTTTTCCTCCAGGCCTGACAGCCGATTATCTCACTGACCGTTTTTTTGACTGCGCCAGTTACTGGCGCATTAATCCATTTGAATTGCTGAAAATGCCAATCAGTGAGATTCCGCTGCTGGTCAGTCAGGCAAACAGAATAGAGCAGGAGAAGAAAGGCAATGGCTGAATTTGAGCTTAAGGCTCTGATTACTGGCGTAGATAAACTATCTCCTGCGCTTTCACGTATGCAGAAGAACATCCGTGGCTTCAAGCGCCAGGCAGAGGAAGCTTCAAAGGGAGGATTAGCGCTGGCTGGTGGTTTGGCTGCTGGATTGACTGTATCGATGAAAGCCTATGCGGATCAGGAGAACGCGGCTACTGGGCTGAAGGTCGCGATGATGCAGGCTAACGGAGAAGTCGGCAATAGCTTTGTAAAAATAAACAAACTGGCTGTTGGGCTTGGGAATCAGTTACCTGGCACGACTGCTGATTTTCAGAACATGATGCAGATGTTGGTTCGCCAGGGTATTCCGGCAGAAAATATTCTGGGTGGAGTGGGCAAAGCGACAGCATACCTTGCTGTTCAGCTTAAAAAGACACCTGAAGCTGCAGCTGAGTTCGCCGCGAAAATGCAGGACGCAACTGGAACCGCGTCAGATGACATGATGGGGCTGTTTGATACCATCCAGAAAGCGTTTTACCTTGGTGTCGACGACACGAACATGTTGTCGTTTTTCACCAAAACCAGCTCAGTTCTTAAGATGGTTAATAAGGACGGATTGAAAGCCGCTCAGGGACTTGCTCCGATCAGCGTCATGATGGATCAGATGGGTATGCAGGGTGAGTCAGCCGGCAACGCCCTTCGAAAAGTTATCCAGTCCGGTTTAGACATCAAGAAAGTCAATGACGTCAATAAAGTACTGCAACGTCAAAAGCTCGGCGTGAATCTTGATTTCACCGATGGCAAAGGCAGTTTCGGCGGTATTGATAAAATGTTTACGCAGTTATCGAAACTCAGAAAATTAACTGATGTGAAGCGAACGGGAGTGTTAAAAGCCCTGTTTGGTGATGATGCGGAAACACTCCAGGTAGTTAACGCCCTTATAGATAAGGGTAAAGACGGCTATGACCAGGTTCAACAAAAAATGAACAAGCAAGCCAGCCTAAACAAACGTGTTGAGGCACAGCTTGGAACCTTGGCAAATCTCTGGGAAGCAATGACAGGGACCGCTACAAATGGACTCGCAGCTATAGGTAGTGCTTTTTCATCGGACACTAAACAGATTGTTACTTGGCTTGGTGACCTCGGGGAAAAATTTTCTAACTTTGCCGAGAAAAATCCTGATGTAATCAGGGGAGTAGTCGGCCTAGTTGCTGGTCTTGCTGCTTTAAAGCTTGGGTTTATGGGAGTTAACTTTGCTTTAGGTTTGGTGAGTAAGACTATATCAATGTCCCCGTGGGGGATATTGTTCAGACTTATTGCAATGGCCGCAGGTTATATCATTGCCAACTGGAGTACGGTCGGCCCGTGGTTTAAAGAAATGTGGGATAAGATTGGGCCATATTTCCAAGTCGGATGGGAGTTGATGAAAACAGTCTTTGGCTGGACACCACTAGGATTGATCATCAATAACTGGGGGCCAGTTGTTAAGTGGTTCCAGGATATGTGGAATAAGCTCAAACCTATTATTGAATGGTTCTCTGATGGTGCCAGTGACACTGTTGCTGCTGCTAACGCTGCGCAGTGGGGCGCTGGTGGTTACGGTGCTTATGGTACTGGTGTTGCTAGCAGTGGCTATAACCCTTATCAGATTAATCAGGGGGCACCATCACAGCCAGAGGCCAGAGTTGTTGTTGAGCTAAAAGGTGCTCAACCTGGAACAACAGTGACAGAGTCGAAATCCAGAGGCATCAATGTGAGTACCGATGTTGGTTATACCAGAATTGGTAGAACTGGCATGGGCGGGTAGCCAATACTCAAATCATTTCGTAGCTTATGCTTAAAAGGTGATATAACATTACCATTCTTGGATATTTACATATTAGGAGTGGTCATGCGCTCAATGATATTATTTTTAATGGTATTAATTTCTTTTGGAGTAAACGCTGAAGAGTGCAGGCTCGACTTCAATGAGTCAGAATTCATTGATTCGCTTGGGAAAGAGCCTGTTCGCGTAAATTCTATTAAAGAAAATGGTATTATCAAAAAACAATACGAATTCAGAAAAGAGTTATCCACTGAAGAGGCATTTAGTGATGATGCAGAAAGTAAGTATGAACCTCAGTTCTATCTGACGCTATACCAGCCTCCATGTACTGAAAGAGTTAAAATATGGTTCTATAAGGATAACGGCAACACTCAAAAACTCAGTAATGTTGTTTTGGCTGGCAGTGCTTTTAAATATCTTTCCGGTGTTGATGAAGCTATATTTGAAAATAAGATGAAGAAGTTTTCAAGCGTTAATAGCTTTGAGTCGATTGACAGTAAAAGTGAATCGAAATTTTTAAAGATTGGCGACATATATTCAATAGATGTTTTTCTGCGATAATTCATTCTATCTCTTCAACCCGCTTCGGCGGGTTTTTTTATGCCCGGAGTTTATATGACGTGGAAAGATCGGCTGGTAGAAGCATCGTTTCGCGGTGTTCCATTCAAAACTGAGGATGAGAGTCTAACCGCTGGAAGGCGTGTCGAAACACATGAATTTGTGAACCGTGATAAGCCCTATACGGAAGACCTGGGCAAAGCAACTTCAAGACCTAAATTTTCTGGGTATGTCATCGGCGATGACTGCTATGAACAACGAGACAGATTGATAGAAGCGCTTAATAAGCCGGGGCCGGGGACGCTTGTTCATCCGGCATATGGTGAGATGAGCGTCTGTGTTGACGGTGAGATCAACGTAAGCACATCAAGCAGTGAAGGGCGCATGGTGCGCTTTGATCTTCGTTTCGTTGAGGCAGGTGAACTTACTTATCCGACATCTGGGACCGCGACGGCCAACACGCTCGTTTCCTCCTGTTCTGCCCTTGATGACTGTATTAGCGATAACTTTGAGAAGTTCGGTATGGACGGCATGCCTGATTTCGTTCAGAACAGTGTGATTGACGATGCTACCAGCATGCTTGGCTATGTCTCTGACAAAATGGCGATGGTTGACTCCGGTATTTCCGCCGCCGCACGTCTAATGCAGGGTGATATCTCTGTTCTCCTCCCGCCGCCATCTTCAGGCAAAGGTTTTGTTGACCAGTTGCAGGCAATGTGGCGTTCGGGGAATCGGCTCTCTGGTAATGCCAGCGACCTGTTCACAATGATTAAAAACTTTTCAGGTATCTCCATGGGGAGTGATCTGGCACCGCGTGGCGTATGGAAAACGGACAGCAAGACGACGCAGAGCCAGAAACAGCAAAGTAATTATGTTGCCAGCGCGGTTCGCACAACAGCAATAAGCGAAGCGGCTTATGCCATCACGACGTTACCCGCGCCAGTTGTCACGACAAGCGAGCAAAGTCAGCAGTCCACTGGCTGGCCTTCTGTTACTCATCCTGAGCTGAATAATGCTCCTGATGAAGCGACAGTTGTCGACGTGCCTGCATGGGATGATCTGGTCGATATCCGTGACACGCTGAATACTGCTATTGATAAAGAACTATCCCGCACGACCGATGATCGTTTGTTTCTGGCTTTGCGCAGAGTGAAGTCTGACCTTAATAACGACATAAAACACCGCCTGATACAGACCCAAAAGACCGTCATCAGAACGCCTGATGAGGTAACTCCTGCACTGGTTCTGGCAGCAACCTGGTTCGATAACGCTTCACGGGAGTCTGACATTGTCAGGCGTAATGCTGTGGCTCACCCGGGCTTTGTGCCGGTAGCTCCGCTGAGGGTTCCTGTACGATGAACGATAACGTGACTCTCCATGTTAATGGTCGTGAGTGGGGTGGCTGGACGTCAATTCGTATTGGTTGTGGGATTGAGCGTTTGGCCCGAGATTTTAGTGTAGAGATTACCCGCCAGTGGCCCGGTGGTGATGGTGTTGCGTCACTTCAGCCCAGGGTTAAAAACGGCGACAAGGTTGAGGTTCTAATCGGTGATGACCTGGTGGTTACCGGTTGGGTTGAAGCAACGCCGGTTCGCTATGATGCGCGATCAATTAGTGTCGGAATTAGCGGGCGTAGTCTGACCGCCGATCTGATTGATTGTGCTGCTGAGTCGACTCAATTCAATGGGCAATCACTCGTTCAGGTTGCCTCGGCGCTTGCCAGACCTTTTGGCATTGCGGTGATAAATGCTGGCGCGCCGGGTGGTGTTATTCCCGGCGTGCAACCCGACCACGGTGAAACGGTTATTGAAGTCCTGAACAAGATGCTTGGACAACAGCAGGCGCTGGCCTACGACGATCCGCGTGGAAAGCTGGTTATCGGCGGCATTGGTACCACGCGCGCTCATACAGCTCTGGTACTGGGTAAAAACGTTATTTCCTGCGATACAGAGAAAAGCATCCGTGAACGTTTTTCAACCTACCAGGTCTCGGGGCAGCGCGCCGGAAATGATGATGATTTTGGCGCTGCTACCACAACGGCGCTTCGTGCAAAAACAACAGACGCATCAATTGGCCGCTATCGTCCAATGGCAGTACAGCAGACGGGGCAGTCAACAGGAGCCAGTTGCATTGCGCGTGCTGAATTCGAGGCGCGCCAGCGAGCTGCACGTACCGATGAAACCACATACACCGTGTGGGGCTGGCGGCAGGGTGACGGTTCACTGTGGCAACCAAACCAGCGGGTTATTGTTTACGATCCGATCTGCGGCTTTAACAACCGCGAACTCCTGATCTCTGAAGTCTCATTCACTAAAGACAATAACGGCACCCTGACAGAGTTACGCGTCGGGCCACCGGATGCCTATCTTCCTGAGCCCGAAGAGAGCAGTCAGAAGCGTGCTAAAAAACGCAAAGTCAAAGAGGACCCGTTCTGATGGGAGTAATACAAAGCCTTCAGAGGCAGGTTCTGGGGCTCATTGGACGCGCTGTTGTGAAGAGTATCAACGCGGCTTCTAAGTGCCAGATGATAGATGTTGAGTTACTGGCTGGGCAGCAAAAGGCGGGCATTGAGCACCTTGAACCCTATGGCTTCACTTCTCGTGCAAAAGAGGGTGCTGAGGCTGTTGTTCTGTTTCCTGACGGCGACCGTTCTCACGCCGTTGCGATCACTGTGTCTGATCGTCGCTATCGCATGAAGGGGCTTAAAACGGGGGAGGTCGCTCTCTACGATGACCAGGGGCAGTCAGTCATGCTGACACGCGCCGGGATTGTTGTTGATGGCGGTGGCAAGGTGATTACGTTTAAAAACTCGCCTAAAGCCCGCTTTGAAATGGACATTGAGTCAACGGGCCAGATCAAAGACCTCTGTGATACTTCTGGCCAGACAATGTCGGCGATGCGTATTGCTTATAACGGGCATAAACACAGAGAAAACGGGCAGGGCAATAACACCGATGCACCTGATAAACAAATGGGGACGTGATGGAACTCTGGCTTACGGTAAATGGGAAACGAGTATGTGACAGTTCTCAGCTTGATCCGCTCACCCGCGCTGTAGTGATTTCTTTATTCACTCACCGTCGTGCAGATCCTGATGATAACGCTGATGTACCGATGGGATGGTGGGGTGATACCTGGCCGATGGTGGCCAACGATCGCTATGGGTCAAAGCTATGGCTTTTACAAAGGAGCAAGCTCACCAACGCGCTGGTGAACACGGTGCGAACGTATATCCGAGAATCCCTTCAGTGGATGCTCGATGACGGTGTTGTGTCCAGGGTAGATATCGATGTACAGCGAACCGGTATCAATGAACTGGGAAACAGCATTGTTCTCTGGCGCCGGGATGGTCCGGTAACAATTTCTTTTAACGATTTCTGGAGCGTGATTGCAAATGGCGGACAGTGAATTTCAGCGGCCAACGCTGGCCGAAAACATCAGCATGATCCGCACCGACCTTTTTGCACGGCTTGACATCAATGATGAGCTTCGCCGCATGGATGAAGACGTCAGAGCCAAGGTTTATGCCGGGGCGCTGCATACGGTTTATGGCTATATCGATTATCTGGCGATGAATATGCTGCCTGACCTGTGCGATGAGTCATGGCTTTATCGGCATGCTGCTATGAAGCGATGCCCGAGAAAAGATGCTGTGGCCGCATCAGGTTTTATGCGATGGGATGGCGTAACTAACGGGCTGAAGGTGAGTGCTGGATCGGTCATTCAGCGTGACGACCTTGTCCAGTACATCGCTCAGGCAGACGCAACGAGTGCCGGTGGCGTGCTTCGTGTACCCGTTGTTTGCAGCGTGACAGGTATGGCCGGAAATATGGATGATGGTGAGGCGCTCTCACTGGTTACGCCGGTTAACGGACTTCCTTCCGGCGGCATGGCCGATACGGTCACTGGGGGTTTCGATATTGAAGACCTTGATGTCTGGCGTGCCCGTGTCCTGGAACGCTACTACTGGACCCCGCAAGGCGGCGCTGACGGAGATTATGTTGTCTGGGCAAAAGAAGTGCCCGGTGTAACGCGCGCGTGGACTTACCGACACTGGATGGGGACGGGAACGGTTGGCGTTATGATTGCCAGTAGCGACCTGATAAACCCGATTCTTGATGATGCAACAGTTGCTGCAGCTCAGGCACATATTGAACCGTTGGCCCCCGTAGCGGGTTCAGACCTCTATGTATTTAAGGGAACGCCAAAAACTGTCAATTACACCATTGATCTGAATCCTGATACCCCTGAAATACGCGCCGCAGTAGAGGCCGAGCTTCGTTCATTCCTGCTGCGTGACGGCTATCCGGAAGGGACGCTTGAGTTGTCCCGTACAAACGAGGCGATTTCTATAGCTGCCGGTGAGTACAGCCATAAGCTGCTTTCGCCAACAGCTGATACGGCAATTGCAAAAAATGAACTGGCTGTACTGGGGGTAATTACGTGGGCGTGAGTAATGATGATTATGTCCAGTTACTGAGTGCACTTCTTCCGCCAGGGCCTGCATGGTCAGTTGACGATGTTGCAATAAGTGGCATAGCTCCTTCTTTGCTCAGGGCGCATCAGCGCGCTGATGAACTCATGCAGGAGATTGATCCGCGTACCACAGCAGAACTTATTGGCCGATGGGAACGGTGCTGCGGCCTGCCTGATGAATGCATTCCATCGGGAACACAGACGTTACGGCAGCGACAACAGCGGCTGGACGCAAAAGTTAATCTTACAGGAGGAATCAACAAAGATTTCTACCTTCGTCAACTGGCTGCACTGGGAAAGCCTGACGCCACTATCACGCGCTATAACAGGGGGCCTTTCAAGTGTACGTCGTCGTGTTTGGATGCGACCTATTCAACCGAATGGCGTTATTACTGGCAGGTAAATATGCCTGCTTCAAAAGACGCGACCTGGATGACTTGCTCAGATAATTGCGAAATGCCCATTCGCTACTGGGGCGACACAGTTGCCGAGTGCGTTATCAATAAACTTTGCCCGTCCCATACCTACGTAATATTCAAATATCCGTAACCGGAGACATTATGCATCGCATTGACACACCTACTGCGCAGAAAGATAAATTCGGCGCGGGAAAGAACGGCTTTACCCGTGGAAACCCACAAACAGGAACGCCTGCCACTGATTTGGATGACGACTATTTCGACATGTTGCAGGAAGAACTGGCGGGAGTGGTCGAAGCAACCGGCGTTAACCTGGAAAAATCAAAACATAACCAGTTACTGACTGCCCTGAAAGCGCTGCTGCTAAGCCGCGCACATCCTTTTGCAGATATTAAAGCAGACGGAGCTGCAGCAATTGCCGAGGCTCTCTCAAACCTTGGTATAGTTTCTGCTTCTCTCACCACTCAAGGGCTGGTGCGTCTTACTTCATCGCGGGTATCGGGTGCAGAGGATATTGCAGCCACAGCTAATGCGGTTGCGCAAAACTATACGGACATAAAGGCGCTGCAAGGCAAGACCAATGATGCGACCCCAACAAACAAGGGAATTATCCGCGTATCTGATTCCAGAACATCAACGGAATCTGGTGTTGCTGCGTCATCTTTGGCCGTATCTCAAAACTATCAGGATATTAAAACAACTTTCGGTCAGGCAGGAGAAAAAGGCCGCATTATTGGAGTGACCTACACCAATACACAGGCAATGACTTTGTATGTTCACGTCTCTGGCGTTGCATCTGAAGGAAGTGTATTTCTCAGCGCTAATGTAAATGGCGTAAATATGAATGGTTCACAATGCGCAAATATTGTCGGGCAACGTGTTTGTATTAGTTTTATGGTTCCGGCCGGAGCAACGTATCAGGTTGGTATTTCTGCTGGCTCTTTGAGTAGCCAGTCCTGGGTGGAGACAGATAAAAAATGATAACAATGATGAAGTATTACAAAGACGAAAATAACGTCGTATATGCCTACGATGCGCATGGCACACAGGATGCCTTTATCAAAGAAGGGCTTATGCCAATCACCAGAAGTGAGGCTATGGCAATTATTAATCCCCCACCGACTCATGAACAACTTATTCAGGCTGCTGAAAATGAGCGACAGCGATTACTGTCCGCCGCTGATGCAGTAATGCTCGACTGGCGCACTGAACTGATGTTGGGAGAAATCAGCGACGCCAACAGAGCTAAACTGTCGGCGTGGGTGGCGTATAAAAATGAGGTTAAAGCGGTCGATGTAACAACCGACCCTGAGCATGTTAACTGGCCTGTCACCCCAGAACTTTAGACCATACTGGTCTTGCTACATCAATGCGCATCAGCAAGGCCAGCTATTTTTCAAACTAAGCAACATAGCCCTCCGCTACTCCTCCAGTTCGAAACGAACGTTTACGAAAATGAATATCCGCCACAGCGTAATCAAGACGTAACTGTGGCGGGCATTGAAAATCTTTACTCACTCACTAACCAGAATTCAGCCTCTTCAAACATTTCCTGAACAGTACGGCTTATCTGTTCTTTCTCATGCTTGCTGGCATCAGTGTTGATCGCCGGTAGTGTCATCATCGGTTTAACCCGAACATCAGCATCCGGGAAGATCCGGTGAACCCTCTTAGTCAACTCGCCCAGAATGATATCTTTTGCACCGGGCAGACCATCAAAATTCCTTTTGTCATAAACGAGTTCCACGAACATTGCTTATTGCCTCTTTACTGTATGGATATACAGTATTTATACTATGTTTTTATTCGGTATTCAAGAGAGGGCGTAAACATGGGCTTTCCTTCACCTGCGGCAGATTATGTTGAAACACGAATCTCCCTCGATCAGCAGCTAATCAGCCAGCCAGCAGCGACTTATTTTATGCGGGCATCGCGTTCACATTTCAGGGAAGGGATAATCCAAGGGGCGCTACTGGTTGTTGATGCGTCACTTTCTCCCTGTGATGGCTCGCTGCTGATCTGCGCGATAGACGGAGAATTTAGGATCAAGCGATATCGGACACATCCTCAACCCCACCTCGTTAATCTGGAGAACGGGAGAAAGGAGGCGCTGCCAGTAGATGATGGTGGTTACAGTTCTGCACCCGCTATATTCGGGGTGATCACGTACATCATTAATGATGCCAGGAATGGAGAGTTCGACGATTGCCCAGTTATGTAATGAAAAAAAGCCCGTTTATACGGGCTTTCGTTTAGTCATTTTTTCTGGACTTTTGCAATTGTTCAAGCCTTACATGAAGTGATTTAGGGAATAGCTCTGTGTAAACTTGCCACAGTACATTCAGCGACCTGTGGCCAGTAACTTGGGCCACTTCCTCTATACTGAATCCAGCTTCAAAAAGTCTGCTTGCGCCTTCCCTTCTAAGGTCATGATATCTTAGATCCTCAATTCCAAGAGCACTTCTTACCCTTTGGAATCCTGCCGTTACGGAACTGCTTATATAAGGGAATATTAGCTCTGACTTACGCGGCTGGCGCTGGACAATATCCCAGGCTTCTCCGAGTAAAGCGACATTCATGTGGTTCCCTTCTTTTTTACGTGGATCTTTCCTATCTCTCACCAGCACTGATTTTTGTTTTTCATCGATATCATCCCATCGCAGACGGCAAACCTCGCCAATGCGCATGCACGATAAAACAGAAAACATCAGAATATCGACGAATGGGATTTTTGATCCCCGCCTTTGAGAACGTTGCTTCAGGCCTTCGAGCAGCATGTTTAGTTCTTCAGATGCTGGTCGACGACTACGTCGATTTGATTTTCCAATTAGCCCCAATTTGAGGAGGTGAGGGCGTGCCTCTTTTGCCGGATTGCTAGTATAGTTAATGCCATACACTGGCTTTGCACAATCAAGCACGCTTCCAAGATAGCTGACGTCATGGCTTACGGTCGCTGGCCCGGCTCCTGCATTATTTCGCAATCGACAGTGCTCGATGACGTCATTTGCGGTTAAAGACAGCAGGGGGATAGCTGCAATGTCGCAGTCAATGAGCATATTAAGAACATAGCTTTTTGTTCGTCCAGCTTTGCCACCAGCGTTTGGATCATTGATGTATTTTTGCAACAAATCACGGACTGTTATTCCGGTTGCATCATCAGATGATGGGAGGCCATAAAGATCCAGTTCCATAACCCTCTGGGATCCCCATGTTTTAGCATGCGCCTGTTTTGGGAAGGTTTTACTTTCTCTGAATGTGATAACGCCTTTTTCCTTAATAAGCACGGTACAGCGGTAGCGTGGAGTGCCATCAGATTTTAGTCGTTTCTCTATGTTATAGTATGCCATTACTCTGTCTCGTCATTTCAGGTTCCCATACGTATGGGGGCCTGAGTGGGAACCTGATAAGAGAAAAATATACTTAAATGTCAAAAAATGCACGGTAATCTTAAAATGATAAAAACCAGCCAAACCAGCGCAATGCCTGAAAATACTGACAATCACTGGAATGGTCGGTTTAGTGTTGCTCCTATGCTCGACTGGACGGACAGACACTGCCGCTACTTTTTGCGCTTACTGTCCAGCCAGACGTTGCTCTATACGGAGATGGTAACCACCGGCGCGATCATTCATGGTAAAGGCGATTATCTGGCGTATAGCGAAGAAGAGCATCCGGTCGCATTGCAACTGGGCGGGAGCGATCCTGCGGCGCTGGCGCAGTGCGCAAAGCTCGCTGAACAGCGGGGTTATGACGAAATCAATCTCAACGTGGGTTGTCCTTCCGACCGCGTGCAGAATGGCATGTTTGGCGCCTGCCTGATGGGGAATGCGCAACTGGTCGCCGATTGCGTCAAAGCAATGCGCGACGTGGTGTCGATTCCGGTAACGGTGAAAACGCGTATCGGCATTGATGATCAGGACAGCTACGAATTCCTCTGCGATTTCATCAACACGGTATCTGGCAACGGCGAATGTGAGATGTTTATCATTCACGCCCGCAAGGCCTGGCTGTCCGGGTTAAGCCCGAAAGAAAATCGCGAAATTCCACCGCTGGATTATGACCGTGTTTATCAGCTAAAGCGTGATTTCCCGCATCTGACGATGTCGATCAACGGCGGCATTAAATCGTTGGAAGAAGCGAAAATTCATCTGCAACATATGGATGGCGTGATGGTAGGTCGTGAAGCTTATCAAAACCCAGGAATTCTGGCGTCCGTTGACCGCGAGATTTTTGCAGCTACCAGCGAAGATACCGATCCGGTTACCGTGGTGCGCGCCATGTACCCGTACATTGAGCGTGAACTGAGTAAGGGGACCTATTTGGGACATGTGACGCGCCATATGTTGGGGCTGTTTCAGGGGATCCCTGGGGCTCGTCAGTGGCGTCGCTATCTGAGCGAAAATGCGCATAAAGCCGGGGCAGATATTAACGTACTGGAGCATGCGCTGAAGCTGGTCGCTGACAAGCGTTAAGTTTTCGCCAAAAGTTAGTTAATTTCACCACGCCCTGCGCTTTGTCGCGGGGCGTTTTCTTTATAAATCAATACATTATTTTTGGCATGTTTCTTGTAAAGCAATGGAGAGAATTTCATTTCGGGAGAGAGCCATGCTGGAACTACTTTTTGTGATTGGATTTTTTATCATGCTGATGGTCACCGGCGTATCTTTGCTGGGCGTTCTGGCTGCATTGGTCGTAGCCACCGCAGTGATGTTTCTGGGCGGACTATTTGCCTTGATGATTAAACTGTTGCCCTGGCTGCTACTGGCTGTTGCCGTGGTGTGGGTTATCAAGGCGATAAAAGCGCCAAAAGTCCCACAGTATCAGCGCAATAACCGTCGATTTTACTAA